GTTGGGCTTGTGGCTATATTTGTTTCTTTTGTACAAAAATTAGAACCAGCAATTAGTAAATGGCAAACCTTTCTTAATATGGTTAAGTCGTTTGGCAGTCCTGCAAAATTTGCGGCTTTACAATTAAAAACAAAAGCAGAGAATCTAAAAGAGGCGGCTAAACAAGCGGAAAAAGATAAAACAGCAACATCTAAATTAAAAAATGAGATTGATGGATTAACAGGTTCTTTAAAAGATTTAAATACCGAATCTCAAAGAAGTAAAGTCAGTGGAATTGGGACTGATTCTCTAAAACAACCAGAAATAACAGCTCAACCAATAATTGGTATATCTAGTGTTGGTAAAGATCCAGCATCTTTACTGGCAGATAGTATTCAAAATGTTGGTATTCCAAAATTAAATGACCAATTAAATCAAACAAATGAATTATTGACATCTAAACAAACAGAATTTTTAGGTAATGCAAATGAATTTAATCAAAAATTAGCACCAATAATGACTGATGGATTAAATAATTTAGCTGTTGGAATTGGTGAAGCAATGGGAAGTGCAATTGCTGGAGCCGGTAACATGGGTAATCAATTAGCAGCTGTTTTGTTGGGAAGTTTAGGAGCAATTGTATCACAAGTCGGAAAAATGGCAATAGGAATTGGGATAGGATTAGAGAGTATTAAAACAGCATTAAAAAGTTTAAATCCAGTTGTAGCAATTGCCGCTGGTGTTGCTTTAGTTGCTTTAGGTGCATTTTTTAAAGCTAAGTCAGCTGATATTGGTCAAAGTATGGATAAAGGCGGTGGCGGTGGTTCAGCCGGTCCAGCTAAATTTGCTAATGGTGGAATTGTATCAGCTCCAACTCTTGGACTTGTCGGAGAATATACAGGAGCTAAATCTAACCCTGAGGTTATTGCGCCACTAGATAAACTGAAAGGAATGATTGGTGATAGAGGTTCACAGAAAGTCGATGTGGGTGGTTCATTTACATTAAAAGGTCAGGATTTAGTTGTTGCATTACAAAGAGCAAACACAAACAGAAACAGAATTATATAATGGCTTACGGGGTAAAATATAGATTGGAATTTTCAGATCATAATGAAAAAGACAAAAAAATTGAGATTCTAAAAAATAATTATGTTGGCTCTGTATTGCCAATGATTGGCACAAATAATCCTTGTGAAATTACTTGGGAGGGTGATGATGATTTTTATTCACCCATCAAAGGTTCTAAATGTAGATTAAATTTATTTGTCACTAACACTGTTTCATATGACAATTTTTATGAATATGATGAAAGGGAATATCAAGTAAAAATATCTTATAAAGATTCATCAAATAATTATCAAACATATTGGATTGGATGGCTTGTTGTTGATTCATTTAGTGAGGCAATAACATCAAAGCCATTTCAAATTTCTTTAACAGCAATAGATGGTTTGGGGACTTTAGATTCTTATTCAATGTTTGTAGATGATACAAGCGTTGGATTAGTTAATGCAAAACAATATATATATAAATCTTTAAATAATTTAGATTTACAGCTTGATATTTATGTAAGCCAGGATATATTTATTTTAAATCCAGGAGCAACAGTAGATTCAATTTATGATGTAATCAATATAAAACCCTATACATTACAAAAAGATAAATTTGCTCTTAATAATGCAAAGAAAATTTTAGAACAAATATTAAAATTTACTAATGCAAGGATTTTTCAAAGTTTTGGCCGGTGGTATATAATTAATAACTCAAGTTATTCGGCACAAAGTATAAAGGATGCTAGTGCAACAACCGCTCAAGGTGGTACAATACCAACAGGAATTAGAGCGGCGGAGGCGGCTTCATTAGTTGCCAACAATACCGAATCAATCCAATATGTTATTTATAATTATTTTGGTAGTCATCAATCAACCACAACAATTGACGCTTTAAAACAAGTACCGAGCCAATTATTACCACTTGATAACAGCTTAACAAAAGAATATTTAAGGCCATTAAATGAGTTTAATATAACTCATGAAACATCACAATTTTTAGATGTCAATACAATAAAAAACAGTGGTTTTGAAAATGGGTTAACTGAGTGGACAACGTATTCATCAAGTGGAACAACATCACCTGGCGAATTATCAACAGATTTTACAAAACAGGGCAATAATAGCTTTAAAAATAGTCAAGCGCAAACCAATGAAACAGGAACCAGAAAAACATTAAGCACATCAGTCGATGTTTTAAGTCAATCTTTTTTATCTAATACATTAAAAATTAACACTTATTTTGACACAAACGCTGGTTTTAATGCAATTTCTTTTAGATTTAGAGTAAAAATTGAGGACACCTCAAGTGGTCAAGTTAGATATTGGAACAGTTCAACCGGTAGTGGTTGGGGAGGTAGTGACCACATAAACATTCAATCTGTAAAAACAGGGGATGTTTGGAAAGAGTTTTCATATAATTTAGGAACTTATCCAATATCTGGATTATTAACAATTGATTTGTTTGAACCCTATGTGCAAAGTGCAACAGGTTTAAACGCTATTTATTACGATAACATTACTCTTGAATTTAAAAGATTAGAAAACGACAGAGAAACAAATTTTTTCTCAAGTATTGATGGTTTTGCTTATCAAAGAATTAGAACAACAGGCAGCAATTTAACTGGTGTTTTAGAATTTAGCGATTTACAATTATCAAATAATAATTATAATAATATTATTACAACCGATTTTATACGCCCTAGAGACGACAACGCTAGTTTTATCAAGTCAGTTGAGCAAATTGTTACTCAACAAGTAATTAACGATTATAGAACCAATCTTGTTAGATATGAGGGTAAATTATATAATTTATTAAATGATCCTATTGGTTTAAATAACAAAGTTTGGATTAATTTTGGTTCTAGTATTTTAAGGGAACCGGTTAGTTGTTATATCGATGGCATGACTTACAATGTAATAAAAAACTCTTTTGATGTTATAATGCATATACCAAATCAAGATGATGACCAAACTAGCACATTTAAAATAACTTTTTAACTTTTTTCTTTTCCTTGTTTGCTTGGGAAACCCTCTAATTTTTTATAGTTAGGGGGTTTTCTTTTTGAAATTAAATTAAAATAATTCTTTTTTTTAAAAATATTTTTTTATTTTTGTAAGCTAAATATATATAATATGATATTTGAATTGCATTTTAGAAATGAGCTTAAAAGGTTAAATTTTAAGCGTTACCATGTATGTACCATTTTGGGATGTACTATGCCAACTTTAAAAACTAGAATTGAGAATCCAGGAAGTTTTACAGTTGATGAGGTAAAAAAATTAGAAAATTCTGGATTCGATGTAAAACGTTTAATTTAAAATTAATTATTTATGAAATCAATAAATCAAAAGCTGTTTGCATTACAGCAAGAGATTGGAGCAATCTCAAAAGATGCTAAAAATCCTTTTTTTAAAAGTAGTTATTTCGACATTAATTCACTACTTAAAAATTTAAGACCACTTTTAGGGAAGTATAAATTAGTATTATATCAACCTATAATAAAAGGTGAAGTGCATAGTATTATCGAATGTGTTGACACAAATGAAATTACAAAACCATCAAGTTTAGAATTGCCAGACATTAGTGATCCACAAAAATTAGGAAGCTGTATAACTTATTTTAGGCGATATACATTAGTTTCTTTGTTAGGTTTACAAGCCGATGATGATGATGGTAATTTAGCTAGTAATAAAAAGGTTGAAGTTAAAAAAGAGGATAACCGACCATGGTTAAAAGAAAACGAATTAATTGCAACACTAAAAGGCACTAAAGAACAAGCCAAAAAAGTAATTGAAAATTTTAAGATAAATAAAGAATACAGAGAAAAAATCAATAAACAATTTAATTTAAAATAATAGATATGAATCAAAAAGAGAAAATTTTTACAGAGGGAATGATTGTCAAAAGAAATGACAATGCACCAGATTTCGTAATTGGAAATCTAAGCGTTAAAGTTGATGACTTTAAAAAGTTTTTAGATAAACACGCAAAAAATGGATGGGTTAATATTGACCTTAAAAAATCACAAGGTGGTAAATACTATGGCGAAATAAATAGTTGGGAACCTAAAAGTAATGATGTGGTTTCAAATGTTAATCCAATACCATCTGGCAATGGTAATGATTTGCCATTTTAAATTTTTTAATTATGGCAAAAGATAACGAAATAAAAGTAATTGAAAACGAAACATTTGACCATTTTAGAAAAAGAGCCAAAGCGATTAATAATGCAATTGAACTGTTAAGAGAGTATAATTACACTATTATTGATCATGAGGGTAAATGGATTAAAAAAGATCGTATTATCGATTAAAAATCCCTGTAACATAATTAAAGCAAACTAAGGGAAATTAAAGGGCATGATTTATTTCATGCCTTTTTTTTTATAATTAATTTGATTTATTTAAAATATTTTTTTAAATTTAAAATCAACTTTAAAATTTATATATGAAATCAATTAAACAAGTAAAAAAAGAGTTTGAAAAAACTTACAAATCTTTTAATGAAAAAAGAAAAAATTTAACTAATGATGATGTTTATTTTTTATTGAATCATTTAATCGATGAGGATATAATTTCTTTTAGTGGTAATAATGGAAATTTAAATAAATCTAAATACGATATTAATGTAATTAATTTAAGCCGAATTAAGAACAAAATGCATTATAGAATATCTTTTAATTTAAACAATCAAAAAGATTATTACAATGGCGATGAAATATTAAAAAGAGTAAAAAACCGATTAATAAATATTAATAAAAAATGAAAGTAACTAAAGCAACTAAAATTTATCGACCATTAAGATTATGGGGTGAATTAATAAAAGATTTGTTTTTTGAAAATAAAAAAGAATCAACATATAAATGGTGTCGATATAAAATTTATTTTAAAAGCAATGAGGAACAAAAAAAGTATAATAATATTGTACTTGAAACAATTAAAAATCAACAATTTATAAGCAATGAAAATAATTAAAGATAGTAATGATCAATATCATTCTCACAATAGTATTAGTGCTAGTGGGTTAAAGGAAATTTGGAAAAAATCTATTTATCATTTTATAAATAGAAAATTTAGAGAATCATCAGCCATGAAACTTGGAACCGCTGTTCATCAAGCACTTTTGGAACCAGAGGATTTTGATGACATTTATCACATAATCGATAAAATAGATAAAAGAACAAAAGCCGGAAAAGAGGAATATAATAAACAAATAGAGTTGGCACAAAATAAAATAGTTTTAGAATCTGATATTTATTATATAATTGATGAAATAAAAAAATCATTTAAAAAGAATCGATTAGCTCAAAAATATTGTATTGGCGAAAAGGAATTGTCTCATTATAGTAAGATGGATGGTATTGATGTGAGGGTTCGGCCAGATTGCATAAATAGAATGTCAAACTTTATAAGTGATGTAAAAACTTGCCAGGATAATTCACCAGAGGGATTTAAAAAAGACATTTACAAATGGGGTTATCATTTACAAGCGGCTTTTTATATGGATGTTTGCGGCATTGAAAATTTTAAATTTATAGCCGTTACAACCTCTTTCCCATTTACTGTTGAGGTCCACACACTAGATGAAAAGCACATTGAATTTGGTCGAATGGCATATAAAAGCGCCTTAGATCAATGGAAAAAATATCTTTTAACAAATCAACCAACCAGTTATCATTGGTATCAATTTGCTGATGATGGTTCTTATTTAATATAATTATGGAAAAATTTAAAAAATTAGTTGAGCAACATTTTGATTTAAATATAAATAAACGATCAAGATTGTTTAAATATGTTTTTGCTAGAGCGTGTTATTATGAGTTATGCCAAAGGCACACTGATAATTCACTGGCTAATATATCACAATCTGTTGACAGAACTCATGCAACAGTTATTAATGCAATTAAAGGATTGCCATATATGTTAAAAAGCAATCATTATTTTGCTAGAAAATATAATGAATTACAAATTAAAAAAGATAAGTTACTTGGAATCAATAAAGAACAAATGGATCTTAACACACTTGTAAATAATTATAATATTTTATTATTTGAAAATGATTCTTTAAAAAAAAACTTAGATGATTTGGTTAAAAAAAATAGAAATTTATTAACGGATTGCAAAGAAATGAAAAGAATTATTTATATTATGGCCGATACAGATTAAATATTTTTTAATTTTGTAAAAAAATTTTATGAAAAGAAACCCTTATGCTAAATATTTAGGAAAAGAGGATGTGTTGCAAAATCAAGTAATGAAATATTTGAGTTTAAAATATCCAAAAGCATTATTTACTCATGTAGCCAATGAGGGTAAAAGAACGCCATTTGAACAATATAAAATGAAATATTTAGGCACTAAGCCAGGCATACCGGATTTAATGATATTTACACCAAACTTAAATAAAAGCGGTTTAGCGATTGAATTAAAAGCTGGGTATAACAAACCCACAGAGAATCAAAAAAAGTGGCTTAAATGGCTTGAAAACGCTAATTGGGTGGCTGTTTGGCATAATAATTTGGATGAATGTATCAACACAATAGATAAATATTTTAATAATGGGAATTAATCGCACTAAAAAAATTTACTTTGAGCCAGATTCTCAAAGGGTAAGATGGACACAAACAAGCTCTGATGATTTTAAATATGCTTATAAATACATTGGTGAGGCAAATGAACCGGAATTTGATTTGTTAATGGATTTTTTATGGTACTTATACGAAGATGAGGAAATAACATATAATCAATTTTTTGATACTTTTCGAGAACTTAGGGATTTTTGTGATCAAGTCAAAGGTTTGGTTGACAAAGAATAAATTTATTACTTAGCGGCTTATTTATGAAATACAATAAGATTCTAAAACCTAAAAAATTTGATAATTTTAATATAGTTCCTAGCTATATTTTTAGGGATAAAGGCATTTCTATTGGTGCCACTGGTCTTTATTCTTATTTATTTTCACATACAGCCGACCAAGATATTACAATTGAATTTATATGTGGTCATTTTAAAGAGGGCAAAGATGCCATTAGAGCTAAGATAAAAGAATTGATTGATTTGGGTTATTTAGAAAGGCAAAAGGTTACTGACAAAGGAAAATTTAAAGGTTACAACTATATTTTAAAAGCTAACCGAAAGCGGAAAAACCGATGTCGGAAAAAACCGATGTCGGAAAATCCGCCACAAAGTAATATTAATATATATAATAATAACAATAAAAGTAATATTACCCAAAGTGAGAAAATACAAAAAGCATTTCCTCACTTTGTTGATTTATTTGATTTAAGGTATCGCCCAAAAACTGATATTCAAAAACAAAGATGGTTTGAATGTATTGAACGATGTGTTAGGATTGATAAATACGATTTGAATGATATTTACCTATCGGTTAAGCATATAAGAAATGATGAGTTTTGGAAAGATAATTTTTTAACGCTTTTAAAATTAAGAAATCATGATAAAAATGGCATTATGTTTATTCATCGATTTATGGAAAATTATAAAAAGCAAAATAAACCAAAATGCTTTTATAAAATTAAAGGCATAAAAAAATATGTTATTTATTTAGATCCGGATGGCAAAAAAAGATTGGGTGCAATAACCAAAACTAACAAACTTAATGAATTTAATATAAGTCAAATATTGAACAATGTTGAAATTCAAGTATTAAAAGATTTTATTGGCAATGGAAATTAATAAAATATATACTTTGGATGAAAGTGAACAAAAGATTGTTGAATTATGCGCCATGCAAAGGCAATATAATAAAATTAAAACCGGTTGGGATGGCCACAAAACAGTTAATAAAAAATCTAGTTTAGATTTAAATATTGCTGGATTTGGTGGCGAGTTTATATTTTGTAGGGAATTTAATTTATATCCAGATTTTAAAATCCATAACACATCAAAAGAATTAAAGACCGATGATTATGATGCCAATTGGAATGGATTAAGCGTTGATATAAAAGTAAATAGAAAAAAAAATCATCCCCTAATGATTCCTAAATATGCTAAAAGTGATTGCAAAATATTTGCCTTATTTACTAGTAATTATCCAAAATATATTTTTGAGGGATTTACTTTAAACAATATAATTTTTCAAGACAAAAATCTAAGAATGACTAGAGTTGAGGCCTATGTTATTGAAAAAGAAAACTTATTAAGTTACAAAGAATTAAATTTTTTACTTAATTTTTAAAAGAATTTTTTTATATTTAAAGAAATTTATTATTTATGAATCACTATCATGACTTGTTGGCTCTTGGCATTATCTTAAAGCGTTCCAATGGATCGGTTAAAACTAAATGCCCTAAGTGTTCCCACACTAGAAAAAATAAAAGAGATGATTGTTTATCGGTGAATATAGATGAGGGTTTATATAATTGTCATAATTGTGGGTGGGGTGGCAATGTTAAATTTAAACAAAAAATCGATTATGTTTTACCACCAAAAGTTAACTGTAATTTAAATGACAAAGTAATTAAATGGTTTCTCACTAGAGGCATAACTGAGCCAACTTTAGTTCATTGGAAAATTGGTGAATCACTTGAATACATGCCGCAAGTTCAAGCCAAAAGGCGTTGTATAAATTTTAATTATTACAGATCTAGTGAGGTTATCAATGTTAAATATCGAGATGGCCAAAAGAATTTTAAATTAGTTTCTGGAGCTGAATTAATATTTTATGGCATTGATAATGTAAAAGATTCTGATAAATGTTATATCGTTGAGGGCGAAATGGATGCGCTTAGTTTGCATGAATCTGGTTTGTATAGTGTTTGTTCGGTTCCAAATGGAGCCAGTAAAGGTTCACAAAAATTAGAGTATTTGGATAATTGCTGGGAATTTTTTAAAGATAAAAAAGAAATTATTTTATGTACTGATAATGATGATGCTGGATTACAGTTAAGAAATGAACTGGCTAGGCGGTTTGGAAAATATAAATGCAAATATGTTGAATTTGGCGATTATAAGGATGCTAATGAGGTCTTAATTAGTAAGGGTGGCGAAACGCTTAGAAATATTATTAAAGAAGCTAAGAACTTTCCTTTAGAGGGTGTTTTAAACTTAGATAATATTTGGCAAGATGTATTGAATTTTAATGAAAATGGCATAACTAATTATTCTATTGGATTGCCAGGATCTGATGATTTTTTTAAAATGGCATTTGGTGAATGGACAGTTGTAAGTGGTATTCCAAATAGTGGTAAATCAGATATATTGGATCAAATTTTATGCAACTTAGCCACTAAACATGACTTTAGATGTGCTATGTTTTCACCAGAATCATTCCCTTACGAGGGCCATATTAAAAGAATAGCAAATAAATTAAATGAAAAGAATTGTAATAGTGATGATTTAAACAATACTAAAGATTTTATTGAGGATCATTTTTTTTGGATTAAAATTGATTTAGAAAACTTAACTCTAAAAGGAATTTTAAATGCATTTAAAGAGCTTGTATTTCAAAAGGGTATCAATGTTTGTGTGATAGATCCATGGAATATGCTTGATCATTCAGCCCAAAGAGATCATAGTTATATAGGTAAAATACTTAGCCAGATAACTCAGTTTTGTCAGCAAACAAATACTCATTTATTCTTAGTGGCACACCCTAGGAAAATAGAAAGTGAGGGTGGTGTTTATAAAAAACCAACATTATATGATATTTCTGGTAGTGCTGATTTTTTTAATAAGGCATATAATGGTTTGATTGCATATAGATGCATAGGACAAAAAACTAAATACAAAAGTGATGTGGTAAGGGTTCATGTGGAAAAGGTTAAAAGGAAAGAGAATGGGCAGCTAGGTGATTTTGAAATTGCACCAGATTTTGATAATGGGGGAATTTATAAAGAGATATATCAAGGCGAAAAGAAAATACAAGTAATAAAAGATAATGTGCCATTTTAACATATAAATAACATAAAAATAACATGAATCAAAAAGAATTTTTACAAACTAAAAAATTTATCTTAGACAAAGCTCAAGATATTATGGATGCTAAGCAACCAGAATATACAAACAAAAGTATTGATGTATTAAATAATTTTAAACAAACAGCAAAAGTCATAGGTATTGAGCCAATGGAGGTTTGGGCGGTGTTCTTTAATAAGCATATACAAGCCATTTTAAGCCATTCTGGTGATCCAAACATGCATCAAGCCGAGCCAATAGATAGTCGTTATGCAGACGCTTTAAATTACCTATTCTTAGGGTTCGCAATGATTGTTGAGAATAATAAAAAATTATTGTTAGATTTAGATCCTAATTTAAAAGATATAATATCCGGCACAGAATGAATAAATATTTAAAAGCTCAATCCTGGTGTTTAGAAAACAATATAAAAGTTTATATAGTTCCGATTAAAGGCAAAAAAAAATGTTATGTTGAAATAAATGATGATGGCCAATTAATTAGATCACCTAAAACTTATGCATATCAAAAATATGCAAGTGATAAAATATGGGATTTGTATTTATATTTGTACAATAAAAAAACTAAAAATGATTGAAAAAGTTAATATAAAACTTGTAAAAGAAAATAAAAATAATCCTCGATATGTTGTTGATTCTAAATTTAAAAAATTAGTTAAATCAATTAAAGAGTTTCCAGAAATGTTGGAAAAACGACCAATTATTGTTGATGAAAAAATGATTGTTTTAGGTGGCAATATGAGATTAAAAGCGTGTCAATCAGCTGGTTTATTTGAGATTTATATTCATAAGGCAATTGGTTGGACCAAAAAACAAAAACAAGAGTTTATAATTAAAGATAATGTTGGCTTTGGTGATTGGGATTGGGATATATTGGCAAATGAATGGGATGTAAAAGAATTAAATGACTGGGGTTTAAATTTACCAGAGTTTGATGAAATACAACTTGAAGCTGAAGAAGATGATTATACCGAACCAGAACAAATAAAGGTAGATGTTGTTCTTGGTGATTTAATAGAAATAGGAGAGCATCGTTTACTGTGTGGAGATAGTACAGATTCAGACCAAGTGGCAAAGCTAATGAATGGAGAGAAAGCTGATATGGTTTGGACTGACCCTCCTTATGGAATAAATGAAAAAGGAGATAGAAGCAAAAGAGGCGGACTAGCTAAAGGAAATAATTTACCATCGTTTAAAGACGATACAATTCAATATGCTATTGAAGCTTTCAATCAATCTATAAATCAAGATATAAAAATTCAAGTTTGGTTTGGAGCAAATTATTATTGTCATTCATTACCACAAAGTGCAAATTGGTTAGTTTGGGACAAAAGAGTTGAAGAGAATCAAAGAGATTATAATTCTGATTGTGAATTAGCTTGGATAAAATCAGATAAAAAATCAATAAGAATATTTAGGCACTTATGGAAAGGAATGTTGAAAGATTCTGAAAGAGGAGAAAAAAGAGTACACGCAACACAAAAACCAATAGAATTAGTTAATTATTGTATTAAGGAGTACTATTCAGAAGCTAATTTAATATTAGATTATTTTTTAGGAAGTGGAGTTTGTATGGTAGCAGCTCATCAACTTAAAAAGAAATGTTACGGCATGGAACTTGACCCTAGGTATTGCCAAGTAATTATTGATAGAATGTTAAAGCTAGATTCCAAACTAAGTATTAAAATAAATGGAAAAGAATATATAAAAACCTAACGTAAGAAGCCAGGCGGGAGCTATTGGCATTAGGTAATTAAAGGGGGTTTCACAACTCCCTTTTTTTTATGTATTTTTGTTAAATGGCAAATAGGCAAGTATCGACACATAAAAAAAGATTAATGCTCCAGGCATTAGAAAAAAGTTTATCAGTTGTTACAACAGCTGTTAGAACAGTTGGCATCAATAGACAAACACATTATAATTGGTTAAAGAATGATCCTAAGTATGCGGCTGAGGTTAAATCTATTGAGGATATTACTTTGGATTTTGCTGAAAGTCAATTACATAAACAAATACAAGAGGGTAATGTTACAGCAACAATATTTTTATTAAAAACAAAAGGAAAAAAAAGAGGGTATATCGAAAGGCAAGAGATTCAACACGATAGCACTATTGAAAGCAAACTAATTGAATGGACACCAGCCAAAGACAAAAAGTAACTGAGTATTGCAATAAACAATTTTACCAGGCGGTTAACTCAGAAAAAAGATTAAATATATTTCAAGGCGGTACAAGATCCGGCAAATCCTGGTCATTGATGCAATATTGTTTATACTTAATGACTACCGAAAAGAATCCATTAACAATATCAATAGTTAGAAAAACACTACCAGCACTCAAAAGGTCAGTTTTAAGAGATTTTTTACATATATCAAAGCAATTAGGTATCTATTGGAATGGCGTTCATAATAAGTCAGAAAACACATTTGATTTTAATGGCCATACATTAGAAATGTTCAGTGCTGATGATGCGCAGAAAATAAGGGGATCCGCTAGGGATATATTATGGATTAATGAGGGTAATGAATTATTCTTTGAGGATTACCAACAATTGGTAATGCGAACCAGAAAAAAGGTTTATATTGATTTCAATCCATCAGATCCTGTCCATTATCTTTATGATTTAGCCGAGAGGGATGATGCTGCATTATTTATATCAACATACAAGGATAATAAGTTTTTGCCTAAAGAATTAGTTGATGAAATTGAAAGGATAAGGGAAAGAGATCCAGATTATTGGAGGGTGTATGGAGAGGGCCAAAGAGCGGTATTTAGTGAAAAGCAAATATTTAAGAATTGGAATTACATTCCTTATAAAGATTTCCCAGAATTAGATGATGAGGTTATTGGTATTGATTTTGGATTCTCTCAAGATAGTTTGGCAATTGTTAAAGTTAGTAGGCATAATAATAATTTATACATACATGAGTTATTATATAAAAAGGGAATGACAAATAGGGATATTGCACAATTCTTAAAAAAAGAAAAATTAGATGATTTCATTTGTTATTGTGATAGTGCCGAGCCAAAGAGTATTGAGGAATTAAAGCAAATGAGTATATGGGCAAAACCAGCCATAAAGGGTGCCGGTAGTATTAACGCTGGTATTAGCTTATTAAAAGAGTTTGATATTTATGTTAGTGAGGAATCAATTAACATTTTAAAAGAACAGCAATCGTATGTTTTTGATGAATTAAAAGATGGCACGATTATTAATAAACCAAAAGCAAATCAAGCGGATCACTTGATGGATTCAATACGATATTGTGTTTATTCAAGATGGCGCAATCGCAATGATTTTTTTGTTGTATAATTAAGAATTAATTATTTTGTATTTTTACATAAAATTTTATATTAATGGCATCATTCTTTGATAGGTTTAAATCTATAATAAACACTAAATCACAAAACACAAACGAACAATATAACCGAGCAATTTACAATTGGTTAGGCAATACAATTGTTTGGAATACTGAAAATGATGAAACTTATATTAATGATGGTTACAGAAAAAATGCAACGATTTATTCAATTGTAAATATCATCACTAAGGCGGCATCAACTATTCCTTTTCACATATATGAAAAAGTAAATGACAATAGCTATAAGCGATATAAGGCGCTATCTAGTGGGCTTAGCGATGCCAATGTAATGTACAAAGCTAATATGTTAAAGAAACATGCTTTGGTTGAGCTTGAGCATACTGAATTACATAAATTATTAGAGCGACCAAATCCAGCGCAATCTTATGCCTCATGGATTAGTGAGGTTATTGCTTTTGGTAAATTAACAGGGAACCGATACATTTATGGTATTGGACCAGAGACAGGTGATAATATCAATAAATATACTGAGCTTTACGTTATGCCATC